ATGTATGGAAACCAACCACTTCCTGAAAACCTTCAACTAGATAAACTCTCCTTTTTATTTTCAGGAAAACTCCTCTTACGGAAAGAAATCCCACTCCAGGATGATTATTTTCAACAGCTGCTTGAAGCAAAACTATTCATCCCAGTCAAATCAATTATTAAGAAAAACTTTTCGCATCTATGTATGCGCTGTGGTAATCAGAAGTCAAGTTTATTTGCACCGATTCCATGCTACCAATGTAAGAAAACCCATCTCTATTGTCGTAAATGTATCGAAATGGGACGCATACTTGAATGTGAACCACTCTTTGAATGGAATGGCCCAAAAGCCCCGTGGATACAACATGAAACACCGAGCACTTGGGAAGGAGAACTGACTGTTGCACAACAAAAAGCAGCTACACGAATGGTGCAGGCGATAATGAATCAGGAGGATGAACTCCTTACGTGGGCCGTTTGAATAGCCAAACATGAATACGTAGAAAGAAGCATTAAAAATTCCAGGAAATATCTATATCTTCCCCGTTGATACTAATCTGTTTCACAAGTTTCTGAATAGCAGCTCGTTTTGTAGGAAAATCAGATTTTGTTAAATTGGTTACAAGATTATCTATTTCTTCATCTGAAATTACATTTTGCGCGGCGGAGTTTTCTTTTTGCCTTTTTAATATTTCATCTTTCTCTGTGTTGTAAATTTCAATTTGCTTATCGAGAGTCTGTTTCGGGATAGTTCCTTCCGCATATAATCCAAGTACACGTTCGATCTTTTCGGTAACTTTTTTAATTTGAACTTCGTAATTTACTTTTTTTATTTTAGGTGTCCCGTTTTTCTTACCTATTGACAAAAATTGTATTTCTTTAATAATAATTTCTTCAAGCTTTTTTGAATTCCAGTTTTTATTTGTGCATTTATGACCGTATTCGATTGGGAATCTTCTGGCTTTGCATAGGTAATATCTATATTTATAAACTTTATCTTTCCGCCTATCAGTTGTAGTATATGTAACAAATTTCTCACCACAGCAACTACAAGTGATAAGGCCTGCCAGTAGGCTTTCTTTCGCTTTTTGGGCATTGGCTCCTTTATGCATTTCCAATAACGCTTGTACTCGATCATATTGTTCTTCAGCTATAAACGCTTCATGCCTGCCTTTGTAGTGTTCACCAGCGAAGCTTACATACCCTACATATAATCTATTAGCCAATATATCCCTGTATCGTCTAAACCGCCACACATTGTACCCTAGTAATTTTAATTCTTTTTGTACCTTAGTAATAGAGTGATATCGTTCGTACAGGTCAAAAGCAAGCTGCACGTGCTTTTTTTCATCTGGTTTTGTTACTAGTTCCCCATCTACCCTAGCGTAGCCAGCAGGGTCGTAATCGCCGCCCATACCCCTATATCCATCTTCTGCTCGTTTAATGTGCCCGTTTCTCATACGTTCAGCAATGTTTTCACGTTCCAGTTGCGCAAATACTGACAGAATACCTATCATCGCTCGCCCAAATGGGGATGATGTGTCCAGTGTTTCTGTTAAGGAGACGAACTCAACATTATTTTTAAGAAACGTATCCTCTATTAATTCTAGCGTATCTTTTTGAGATCTTGATAGTCTGTCTAATTTATACACCATAACTACGTCGATTTCTTTAATATCGCTTATCATTCTTTGTAGGTCCGGACGATCTGTATTGGATCCACTGAAACCTCCATCTATGTAAAAATCGTATATTTCCCATCCTTTTGATTTACAATAAGCTTCAAGTTTTTCTTTTTGCGATGGGATACTATAATTTTCAATTTGTTCACGGGTAGAAACCCTTATGTAAAGCGCTGCTTTCATTTTTACTCCCTCCTTAGTATTGTTTAAATGCGCCGATAACTTTACCGATAATCGTTACTTCTGTTTTTTCTAAGTTAATTATTTCGGGATAATAAGATTCGTCAGTACTCATCGGTATTAAAGTTAATAAGTTGTCTTTGACGTTTATTTTTTTAACTGTTGCTTCGTCTCCGTTTACCAATACCGCTGCAATGTCTCCATTTTCAGCTTCTACATCGCGATCAATTAACACAAAGCTTTCATTCGCAAATTCACGATTCATGCTTTCGCCCTTTACTTTCAAATAAAACACGTTTCTATCAGCTAAACTCATCATTGGTAAACCTGGAGCATACCCTAATAGGTTTTCTTCAGCAAAAATCGGCGTGCCTGCTGCGATAGTACCTACTATAGGAATTAAATCGGTAGGAATATGTATTTCTTCATTTACGTTTAATCCTAACAAATCGTCTAAAGACACTTCAAAGTATGAGGCCAAAACATTTGCAGAAACATTCGTCGCAGTTTTGCCGTTTTCGTATTTTGAAAGCATGCCCTTACTAAATTTAGTATCATATTTTAAATTAATATCCTTTGCCAATTCTTCCAGAGACATATTTTTAGACTTTCTTAACCTCTTTAAATTTGAACTGAAATCGCCCACTTCTATCTATCTCCCTCTACCAAAAATAATATTTTATAACGCTATTATATAGGAAGTGTTTCTATATAGCAACAACTATTGTTAAAAAGACGATAAAAGTTGTTGACTTAGAAACTTAGTTGCTCTATTATAAGAGTACACCAAGGGTTTCTAATTAGAAACTAACAGAAGAAAGAAGGTGAGAAATTGCCTGGATATAACAAGTTTAAAGGGTACCTAGTCGAAAAAGGTATTAAGCAACAAGAGATTGCTGACCTATTAGAAATGGATAGGAATAGATTCAATTTAATCCTAAATGGACAACGAGAAAAAGATTTTAAGGTCCAAGAGATTATTAAGATTTGTAACCATCTAAGTATCAGCGCAGAAAAGTTTTTTTTTAATCAAAAGGTTTCTAAGTAGAAACTATATGAGGTGGTGAAGTGAATTTAAAAATAACAAGCATTAGCTTGGAAGGTCATGAAATCAAAGTACCAGAAGGTCTAAGCGAGTTACTTAATAACGGTAACGGGTGGGGGATTAGAGATAAAGAACTGAATACTCAGTACACCCGTGAGGTCATTAAACAAGGAGGTAACCTCGTTACAAAATTGAGAAGGAGGTATCCCAATGACTAAGTTAACAATGTTTCTTGAAAAGGATCAGGAACAAGCCAAATCAGAATTAGATAAATACGATGCTAACTTTATTAGCGCTTTGAATCTTGTCGCTCAGGGAGAATTTGGAGAAGCAGCCGATCAACATCGTAAGGTTGCTCAAAGCTTAGAAAAATTGGAGAAGTTGAAAGCTACTAAGGAGCTATGCGACACTGCCTGGTTGATTCTCAAACAAATTGAGGGTAGGCAGAAGCAGGACGAACTGTTGGAAAGGCTAAGGCGATGAAACGTATTGCCGAGTCGAATTGGTTTTATATAGTGCTAGCAGTTGTGTTTGTTTATGCATTTCCGATTGTTGCTTTGATTGTTACGAAGTAAAGAAAGGGGATTGGCAATGAATGTATATGAGTCAATGGAACTAACGAAAAAATATGGAGTTTGTCCTGAATGTGGGAATGACAAAGTGGGTGGCGAACCCTCACAAGGCGCATTAATTATTCAAGATGAAGTGTTTACTCGTAGTTGTAAATGTGGTTGGAAGGTCGTTATTGACCGCAGAATCAAGTGTTGTGCTTACATGACCAACAAGCGAAAAGGCAAAACAACAGGTATCTACGAGGTATCTATTCATGGTCAAGGGCATAAATACTTGCCTCTAAATGATCTTAAAGAATTAGCAGGAGTAAAACGTGTCAATCAAACAGCAAAAATTGAAGATTGGTTAAATACAACTGAAGGTCGTAAGTGGGCTTTAGAGGTAAAACCAGCAAGCATTTATTAGTTCGCAGTTTGACTAAGCCTTTTAAGGAGGTGAGAAAAGATGGATAAAAAACTCTACTACTTCACATTTGGAGCAGGGCAACCGTTAGATGGTCATTGCCAACCGATTTTAGCAAAAGATTTGGTCGAAGCTAGAGAAACGATGTTCATGAATTACGGTAACAAATGGTCGTTCCAGTATACGGAAGAAGAGTGGGACAAGCACAAAGCACATGGTTTCTTCAGAGGAACAATATTGCTTGATCCAATTGAATCAATTTAAGGAGGTGGGAAACGATTGACCAAAGGAAGCTTCATTGGTGCACTAATCATCGCATCATTAATTGTACTAGTCATCAATATGTAAAAAGACCACTTTGCAGAGTGGCCCGTCAGGAATGTATGTAAATTCAGTATATCACGAGAGGGGAAATATAAAAAATGGAAATTACATTAAAAATAGAAGCACCAGGTCTAGAAGGTGCTATTCATACACTTGCCCAGGTTTTAGCAAATTACGAAATGCCAGTAAATATTGATGGAGGACAAGCTGCAGCAATTATAGAAGCGCAACCTGCTCAGCAAGCACCAGTTCAACAAGCGCCGCAACAACCGGTTCAACAGCAAGCACCAGTACAGCAACCTGAGCCGATTCAACAAACACCAGTGCAACATCCGGTACCTGTAGCTCAACAAGCTCCAGTACAACAGGCGGTACCTACTACCAATCCTGTTTATACAATAGATCAGCTTGCAGTTGCTGCTACTCAATTAATGGATGCTGGTAAGCGTGATGAATTAATTGGTCTACTTGGTCAATTCAATGTACAGGCACTTACTGCATTACCGCAGGAGCAATTTGGGGCATTCGCTACTAGATTACGAGAATTAGGTGCAAAGCTATGACCGAAGCAATAAATCATGCAGAAAGGTCGCACGCACTTCTTTCGGCTAGTGCTTCTAGTAGATGGCTTGCTTGTACTCCATCTGCAAGGCTAGAAGAACAGTTTCCTGATTCAACTTCAGTCTTTGCTGAGGAAGGTACTCTTGCACACGAAATTGCAGAGTTAAAGCTGCGTAAGCATTTTACAGAGCCTTTGACGCAACGAACTTTTAATACTCGTTTGAACAAGCTAAAAAAGAAAGAGCTCTTCCAGGAGGAAATGCTAAAGCATACCGAGACATATCTGGACTATTTAAAAGAAATCACGCTTGGCATGAAAACCACTCCTTATGTAGCTGTTGAAAAGCGTGTTGATTTTACAGCTTATGTTCCTGAAGGGTTTGGTACAGCTGACTGCATTATCATCGGCGGAGATACGTTGTATGTAAATGATTTAAAATATGGAAAAGGTGTTGCCGTTTCAGCGGAGGACAACCCTCAAATGAAATTATATGCGTTGGGTGCATATTTAGAATATGGATTCTTGTATTCTTTCAAAAAGGTTCATCTATCAATCGTACAACCTAGACTTGATAGTATTTCAGAATTCGAGATTAGCCTTGATGATCTCCTTGCTTGGGGAGAATCAGTTAAACCTTTAGCAGAGCAAGCATTTAAAGGTGAGGGCGAATTTGTTCCAGGAGAACATTGTAAGTTCTGTAAAGCAAAAGCAACCTGCAGAGCTAGAGCAGATCAGTACACAGCACTCGATGATTTTAAGCAGATGAAACCGCCTCTTATCAGTAACGATGAAGTAGGGGCGATTCTTGAAAAGGGACTTGCTATTGAATCCTGGGTAAAAGCTTTGAAAGATTACGCGCTAACAGAAAGTTTGAAAGGTAATGATATAGCAGGATGGAAAGCAGTTGAGGGAAGAGGTTCACGGAATTACACAGATATTGATAAAGCTTTTGAACATTTAAAAGCCAATAACATCGATGAAGCTGTTCTGTATGAAAGAGTTCCATTAACTGTTCCTAAACTAGAAAAAGAATTAGGTAAAGCAGAGTACAGAACGTTGCTTGAAGAGCCAGGGCTTGTTGTAAAGACTACAGGGAAACCAACGCTTGCAAAAGCATCGGACAAGCGTAAAGCAGTTACAAATGAAGTCAGTGCAGAGGATGATTTTAAATAATGATCAAATCACCTAACTATCAAATTTTTGTACAGTTTTTATTCGATGAGAGCATTATAGATTGGAATCCAGCAGAGCATGATGACTGGGAACTTCCACCTTCTGAATGCCTAAAATGGTTTTGGGATTTGTTCCCTTTAGATAAAGAGAGCGAAGTAGTGGATTTCATAAATAAAACAACTAGAAAAATAATTTTAAATTACTTTAATCAAAAAGGAGAGATTTATCAATGGAAAATAATACTCGTATCGTAACAGGGGAAGTTCGTTTCAGTTTTGTAAGTTTGTTAAAACCTCGTGAGGATCAATTCGGTAATGAAAAATACAGTGCAACTATTCTAGTACCAAAAACAGATGTTCAAACAAAGCAACGCATTGATGCAGCTATTGAAGCAGCGAAACAAAAAGGTAAATCTGGTAATTGGAACGGTATCATTCCTCCGGTTGTAGCAATTCCAGTACATGATGGGGATGGCGTGAAACCTTCCGATGGTACTGAATTTGGACCAGAGTGCAAAGGTCATTGGGTGTTTACTGCAACAACTGGGTTAGATTACCCGCCGAAAGTTGTTGATGCAAACCTTAATCCGATTATTGATCCGACGGAAGTTTATAGTGGCATGTACGGAAAAATCGCAGTCAACTTTAATCCTTATTCGTTCTCAGGTAAAAAGGGTGTTGGTGTTTATATTAGCACGAATGTACAGAAAACACGCGATGGCGAGCCATTAGGTGCTAGTGCTCCAGCTGCCGATTCAGACTTCGGTCCAGCACAACCGCAACAAGGTTATGGTCAACCTGCACCTCAGCAACCGCAATATCAACAAGTACCGCCAGCGCAACAACCGAATTATGGCCAACAACCTAACTATGGACAACAGCCACCGGTGCAACAACCGCAATACCAACAAGCGCCGCCTGCACAACCAGGTAATCCTTGGGAAGGTACTCCATTAGGAGCTCAACCACAAGGGCAACCGCAGCAACAACAATTTGACCCAATTACAGGTGCCCCAATCAATGGCGGCGTGTATGGTTTATGATTCGGTCATTAAATATCGATATTGAAACTTATTCATCTGTAAACCTATTAAAGTCGGGACTGTATAAATATGTACAGTCTCCGGACTTTGAAATTTTACTGTTTGCCTACTCGGTAAATAATGGACCAACTGAAATTATTGATTTGGCTCAAGGTGAAGAACTTCCTTTAAAAATAATATATGCCTTGTCCGATCCGAATATAACCAAGCACGCTTATAATGCTGCTTTTGAATGGTTTTCCTTAAGTAAATTTTATAACACTCCCCTATCATCTTGGAGAGATACGATGCTTCATGGAATGTATTGCGGTTATACTGCTGGGCTAGGTCCAACTGCCAATGCAATAGGATTACCACAGGATAAACGTAAAATGACAGTCGGTAAATCATTAATCAAGCTGTTCTGTACGCCTACCAATCCAACAAAGAAAAACGGCAACCGTACAAGAACACTTCCACATCATGAACCGGAGAAGTGGGAAGTTTTCAAAGAGTATTGCATCCAGGACGTTGAAGTAGAAAAAGAAATTGAAAATAAATTATCTAGTTTTCCAGTTCCTGAAAGTGAACAAAAGCTTTGGGAGCTTGACCAACAAATTAATGCTTACGGCGTAAAAGTAGATCGGGAGTTAATTGACGGGGCGCTTTACATAAATGATATTTCATCTGCTCAATTAACAGAAGAAGCTATTAAAATAACTGGTCTTGAAAATCCTAACAGCGCAGCTCAATTAAGAGATTGGTTGGCTAAGCAAGGTGTAGAAGTCGATAACATGCAGAAAGCAACCGTGGAAGCTCTTGTCGCTGAAACAGAGGGCGAGGTTAAGCGGGCGCTTGAAATAAGGCTGGAACTTTCAAAAACAAGTATCAAGAAGTATGTAGCGATGGAAGAAGCAGTGGGCGAGGATAACCGAGTGAGAGGGTTATTACAGTTTTACGGGGCTAATCGTACTGGGAGATGGGCAGGTCGTTTGGTTCAAGTTCAAAATCTTCCGAGAAATTACCTAGATACTCTAGGACTCGCTAGAGAACTTGTACGTGAGAAGAAAGCAGACGCTTTGAAGTTTGTCTATGGTAACGTGCCGGATACTTTATCTCAGCTAATCAGAACGGCTTTTATTCCAAGTGAAGGGAATCTGTTACTGATATCCGACTTTTCAGCTATTGAAGCAAGAGTAATCGCTTGGCTTTCAGGAGAACAATGGCGACTGGATGTATTCAAGACTCACGGGAAAATTTATGAAGCTTCTGCATCTCAAATGTTTGGTGTTCCAATTGAACTGATTAAGAAAGGTAACCCGGAATACGAGTTAAGGCAGAAAGGTAAAGTGTCGGAACTTGCTTTAGGATACCAGGGCGGAAGTGGTGCATTAATATCCATGGGAGCTTTAAACATGGGTTTAACAGAGGAAGAACTTCCGGATATCGTGAAGCGTTGGCGATCTGCTAATAAGCGAATTGTGGACCTTTGGTATTCATTAGAAAACGCTGCGCTATCCGTCATGAGAACAGGGCAACCTACAGGTATAAAAGGTTTAATCATCGCTAGAGAAAGTGATATCAGTAAAGGCTTAGATTTCCTCACGATTACATTGCCTAGTGGTCGGAAGTTGTATTACGTAAAACCATTTCTTGCAGAGAATGACTTTGGAAAAGAAGCAATCTATTACTGGGGCATGAACCAGACTACCAGGAAGTTTGAAAAGATATCTTCCTACGGCGGTAAGTTTACGGAGAACGTTGTACAAGCCATTGCCAGGGATTGTTTAGCTGTCAGTTTAGAGCGAATAGCAAAAGCAGGATATCAAACGATTATGCACATCCATGATGAAGTTGTGCTGGACGTACCAAGGGATAAAGCAGACTTAGAAAGAGTTTACGAAATTATGGGCGCTCCAATTGATTGGGCTCCTGGATTACCTTTAGCTGCAGACGGATTTGTATCGGATTACTATATGAAGGACTAGGAGGGGCTAGGGATGAAAGCAAAAGATACCATTCAAGACCTCATGAATAATAACATCATCGCTCGTTTAAAAGAGCTGGGTTACACGAAAGTAGAAGGTAAATCACAGCGTGAATTAATTGTCGCTTTAGCAACTTTGAACGTAGAAGTAGAGAATCCGGGGCAAGGGTGGTCCTAATGCATCCGATTGAGTACGACGATGATGGAAGAATAAATTATAACCCAGATTTTCATTTTGCTCATGGCAAGTTATGGGCAGAAGAAGAATTGGAGTATCTTTGTAAATTTATTGATTACGATGGCGCACGTTCTATGCAATATTCCTTGGGAAAAACCGAAAAGACCATTCGAAATAAAATAAATGATCTACGAAAGAATGGCAAGTTTTGGTATTACAAGAATTTGAATCGTCATTGGTAATTAGAGAGGTGAAAGGGTGGAATTTGAAAAGTTGATACTAAAATTGGCTGCAACTGTTGACCGTCAACAGCAGGAAATCAAGTTGCTGAAAGAAGATTTAAGGAAAGAGCAACAGCTTGTTAACTTTTGGAGGAAGAAAGCAAAGGAGGGTATCAAAGAATGAAAAATACTCTTGGTGATTTAAATAATCATCTATTCGCTCAGCTCGAGCGTTTAGGCGAAGAAGATTTAAAAGGTGAAAAATTAGCTGAAGAAATCAATCGTTCAAAAGCGGTAATGGGAATTGCGAAAAATATTATTGAGACTGGATCTCTTGTGCTCGAGGGCCAGAAGTTCCTCGATGATAAAATAAATGCAGATTCGAAGCTTCCAAAAATGCTCGAGGGTGATAAGTAATGTCTCGTAGATACAGTTATTCAAAAGAGGAGATCGATTTCGTTCGCAGCGTTGCACCAGGAAAATACAATGACGAAATTGCAGCACTTTTCACTGAAATGTTTGGGTCCCAAGTCACAGCTGGCCAGATGAAAGGTCTTAAATCTAACCATAAAATAAAAAGCTATGTCCCTACCAGAAGGGTGACTGAAGACGATGGTCTTTTCAATAAAGAACAACAGGAGTTCATTAAAGAGAATGTAAAAGGTTTACTCAATCAAGACTTGGCCAATCTTGTCAATGAGAAATTTGACTTATCGATTACGGCGCAACAAGTGAAAGCATGGAAGAATCGACGCCATATTTCAAGCGGACTTAAAGGGTCTGAAGGAATGGACCCTCCTAACAAGGGCACGAAAGGGCTATACAACGTGGGCGGAAATAAAACTTCATTCAAACCCGGTCAAAAACCGGTCAACTATAAGCCTGTTGGTTCCGAAAGAATTGATAGTAAAGACGGTTACACCTTAGTTAAGGTTCAGGACAATGGCGATTGGCACGAACGGTGGAGACACAAACATGTTGTCTTATGGGAAAAAGAAAATGGCCCAGTGCCGGAAGGTCATGCGGTATTATTCGCTGATCAAAATAAGCAGAATATAACTTTAGAAAACTTGATTCTCGTAAGCCGGAGACAGTTGGCCATTATTAATAAAAATGATCTGGCTTTTAATGACGCAGAATCAACAAAGCTTGGACTCACTATGGCAGACATTCATTTAAAAATAGGTGAACGGAAAAGAAAGGATGAGGCACAGTGAAAAATATTCTTAACATTGACGGACTAAATAAGCGTACGGTTGTCTTAAATGCCATTCATAAAGAACGTGAACGACAGATTGCTAAATGGGGTAAGCAAGTACACGATTATCCTTATTGGTACGCTATTTTAGGAGAAGAATTTGGAGAAGTTGGCCAAGCCATTCAGAAAGGTTCTGCGGCCCATAAGTCTACGGACGCCAGTGATTTATACACAGAACTGATACAAGTAGCAGCAGTTGCTACCGCAATCGCTGAACAAGTCCTCGAGGATAGAGGTGCAGCAGATGAGTGAAAAAGTAAAGGTTACTAAAGAACAGGCGGAAGCGATAAAGAAAGCTGTTGAATTACATGGTGAAGATTACGTAGTAGATACTCATTGCTTAAAACAGAAGAATCGTTCGCTTTGGACTCATTACTTAGCGCTGAATGATATGGAGATGTGGAAGTTGGCAAGAGCAGTTTACAGAGGCTATGAAGTAGAACCGGAGTTTAAAGTTGGTGACAAAATTATTGATTCGTTAGTTGATAATTGTCCCATCATTGAAGTCACAGAAATAGAAAAATATTATCTTATTGGTTTTTGGCTAACAGATATTGGGTCTAAAGTTACGACTTCTGTAAAAAGGCATCGCGCTCGCCACGCCACGCCATCCGAAATCGCACAAGAAAAAGAGCGTAGATGGTGGGCTAGTCATGGTAGGGAAGTGTGGGAGTTGCGAAGAGGTGATTTATTAATAAGTAGCACAGATCAATTCTCTTGCGATGTGAAGTTTGTGGAAGAAAGCGATGAAACAGGAACTCTTTTGGTTAACGGTGTGAAGGATGAATTCTTAGAGGACATGGATGACGTGATAAACAAATATATTATCCTTGCATTCGTTGAAAACCGATTGGATGGTGCAGGAGATGAGTGAACGCGGATACCATTTAGAGCGCACGAAGCATTTATTCGGAAAAGTAGCAGACAGCCAAGAAGATAAAGGCATCGCTAAATACGGTAAGCCCTTGGATCCGATGGATAATTACGATTGGCTTCAAATGGCATTAGAGGAACAAGTGGACGGTACAAAATATTTAATCGCTGAAATGGAAAAGCGCAGAAATATTATAAATGAAATCCGTTTACTTGTAGCCGATAATTGTAGCTCATTCGCAGCATTTCAAGAGATAAAGCAACTGCTTGATAGGTTGGAAGGAGTGAATCGTGATGCTTGAAAAGCTTCTCGATAAACATGCGAAGAACTTCGTAACAAATGAAAGGCAAGATGGCAAATTGGAAGGAATTCATTATCACGAGAATGGTTCTATCTATGTAACGGATGCCCATAAGCTACTTGTTTTCCATGATGCGCATCAGGAAGAAGCCCACACAGTTCACTATAAGACAGGGAAACAGATGGATATTAAGTATCCGGAAGTTGCTAGATTGTTAGACTCGGATTACCAGGACAGCCTTACTATCCAAATGAAAGATATTAACAGTTACATTGATCTGATTAAGGTCGCGACTAACATCGACTTAGTAGGCGACCTTATCCTAAAAGATGGCCAATTCAAACTGGAAATCAAGTATACCAATGAATCTTTTAATCTACTAATCGGAGAAACTAAATCTGAGTTCAAAGTATGTTTAAACATCTTGTACTTCTATCATATGCTTCACTTTTTCAAAGATGCCAAAGTGGACGAGATTATTTTCTCTTGGTCTCATCCTATGCGCCCGTTGTCTTTCCGCTCGGGAAATTACGAGATACTGGTAGTTCCAGTTAGGAGGTATTAATATGGACCCTTTAAAACAATTAATAGCTGATAAAAAGGAACAGTTAAAACCGGTGATTGGTGAAATCAGAGAACTTAAAAAGATTAAAACAGAAAATGGCATTTACGATAAAATAACCAAACTTGAGAAGATGCGAAGCGAACTGGAAGGCTCCATCAAGCGTTTCGGTCCATCTAAAATGCAACCTATGCAAGTAGGCATTATTGTAATCAATTATAAACTATATACCCAGTTTATCAAAAAGTTAAAAGGCTTCGTCATTACAGAGGAAATATTAGAAGATAAACTGGTCATCAAGTATTACAAAGGAAACATTAAAGGTGAACTGCAGCTTAACGATCTATCTCCTGTTTTTCCGGAAGGCAGCGTATTTCCAGAAGGTAAGCTTCAGGAGACTTCGATTTTATGAGCCGGCGGAAATGGACGTTGCTGTTTCGGCGAGAAGGGGTGCATAAGGTTTATCTTTATGAACCTTTACGTTCGGGTGAGCTTAATCGGAAACTAAATAAAGGGTGGAAGGTAATCGAAAGGAAGGGTTAAAATTGGCGATTGCTGCGCTGAAACAGCTGGGTGAACTACCTGGCATGATAAATGTAAAGATGCAAGTTGAACAGATTATTCAATTAAAGAAGATTTCAAAATTACGGGAGCAGCACGGATTAAAAAATCAATCGCAATCAAACCATTTAGTTTTCACCGGTAACCCTGGTACAGGGAAAACTACTGCTGCCAGATTGATAGGTGAGGCTTTCGCTGCATTAGGTATTTTAAAATCAAGTGATCTTGATGATTCCGATGACCTTCCCTTCGTGGAAATCCACCATGCTGACGTTATATCAAAATACGTAGGGGATTCTGAAAAAACGATAAAAGCTAAATTCAATCAGGCTAGAGGTGGAGTACTATTCATCGATGAAGCTTACGCTTTTGTTGGTGGTGATCAGACTCATAAAACAGGAGAAAAAGTTATCGCTTCGATTGTGCAGTTGATGGAAGATTTACGGGACGAAGTGATGGTGATTGCTGCAGGCTATTCCAGGGAGATGGATGATTTTCTAGATTCTAATCCGGGTTTGCGTTCCCGTTTCTCAAATACGGTAAATTTCCCAGATTACTCTGTTCCGGACATGATCCAGATAGCGCAGAAGATGCTTTTTGATCAAGAGTACCAGGCAGATAACGATTATATGAATTCCTTGGCCAATCGGTTATGGCTGGAAAAGGACAAGAAAGGCTTCGGTAATGCTCGTACTGTCAGGAACATAATTGAGGAATCGATTCGCATGCATTCTGTTCGGATATCTCAGCTTGATGCGCCGACAAGAGAAGATTTAATTCTTCTTATGGGAATCGACTTACAGTTAAATGTGCAAGATACGCTTTCTGAAAAAGAAAAATTACAAAAGGCGATGAGCCAAATTCAAGCTAGATTATTAGAGTTTGAACTTAGGGAAATTGTTACAAAGAGCAGTAACCGAACATTTTCAGGATCCTAAGTGATTTATTGTCCGGGAATTGAAAGCAGGTGAATTAATTGGCATTACAGTATGACAGACAAATAACAATAGCATCTGGTAATAGCAGGAAAGCTACCCAGTGGCCTGCTCAAGTATTATATTGGTCGGAAATGGTAGAGAAGTTACGTACTGCGGTTCGTGGCAAGGAGACTTTGCAGGAGTATCTCAAACTACCAAAACGTGAACAGGATGAATTAAAAGACGTTGGGGGCTTTGTCGGCGGGGAGTTAATCAATAACCGCCGGAAAGCTTCAAACGTAAAATCTAGAGATATTTTAACGCTTGATCTAGACAATATTCCTGCAGGTGGAACAGCTGATGTATTACGTCGGTTAGAAGGGCTTGGTTGCGCTTATGCAACTTACAGTACACGTAAGCATGAAGAGAACAAACCTCGCTTACGTGTACTTGTCCCTTTAAGTAGAACAGCAACACCAGATGAGTATGAGCCGTTAGCAAGGAAGCTTGCTTCTATTATAGGAATCAGTTTTGCAGACCCTACTACTTTCGAAGCTTCAAGGTTGATGTACTGGCCAAGTTGTTCAGCCGATAGCCAATATGTATTTACGTTTGGTGATAAACCTTTTCTTGATGCAGATGGGTTACTTGCAACATATGGCGATTGGAGAAATATCCAAGAGTGGCCAGAGGTACCAGGGGCAAATCAATCGCATGTAAGGCTTGCAGCTAAACAAGGGAATCCAACAGAAAAGCGAGGAGTTGTTGGCGCCTTTTGTCGCCAGTACGATATCCATTCAGCTATTGAAACTTTTTTACCTGGAGTTTATTTACCTACTGATGATGGAAGATACACATTTGTTGACGGTTCAACCGTTGGCGGTGCGGTTATTTATGATGATGGGCTTTTCTTATACTCCCATCATGCAACGGATCCGTGTAGCGGGCGTTTAGTAAATGCATTTGACTTGGTACGGTTGCATAAGTTCGGCGACGAGGACGACGATGCAAAGGCAGATACTCCAGTAAATAAGCTCCCTTCATTCGTTCAAATGAGCGCTTTTGCTTTAAATGATGCTGGGGTTGCAGGGATTATCAACCAAGAAAGATATGAGGCTGCAATTGAGGACTTTGGAGCTCCGGCTTCACAAGATGGCACTGGAGATAACAATAATCCGGCAACTAAAGAAGATTATAACTGGATTCAGCAGTTAAAAATAAGCCCTACGACAGGGCAACCATTAAAAACAAGTGAGAACATTTTAATCACACTTGAAGGAGAAGCAAACTTAAAAGGAAGAATTAAGCTAGATGAGTTCGCAGATGCTTTAGTTGGTGTTTCTCCTCTTCCCTGGGCTCCACGAGACGAGGAAAAAGGAGATTTCATATGGTCGGAGAAAGATGATTCCGGATTAGCTATTTACCTTGAAAAAATATTGGGGTTTCAGTCCAGGGAAAAACTAGGCCATGCGCTTAATCAGTGTTCCGCAAAGAACCGGTTCAATCCAGTTGCGGATTACTTGAATGGTTTAACGTGGGATGGAGTAAAAAGGCTTGAGACTCTGTTTATTGAATACTTGGGTGCAGCTGATACCCCTTATACTAGAGCCGTTACTCGTAAGTCATTGACTGCAGCAGTAGCACGTGCAATGGGGCCAGGAATTAAATACGATACCATGCCAGTGCTTACTGGGGCTCAGGGATTAGGGAAAACAACCTTGATACAAAAGCTAGGTAAATCTTGGTTTTCAAATAGTCTTGAATCGTTTGAAGGAAAAGAAGCTGCAGAACTATTACAGGGGCAATGGATTATTGAGATAGGTGAAATGAGTGCCTATAATAAATCGGATTTAAACACGATTAAAGGTTTTTTAAGTAGAACAGAAGATCAATATCGTGCAGCCTATGCACGTAAAACAGAGAAGCATCCTAGACGATGCGTATTCTTTGGTACTTCTAATAGAAGTGATTATTTAAAGGATTCAACTGGGGGTAGGCGTTTTTGGCCAATAGATTGCGGTGTTCAGGAACTAACGAAAAATGTTTTTAAAGACTTAGATGCAGAAGTGGAACAATTATGGGCTGAGGCAGTTATGCATTGGCGACTAGGCGAGTCGTTGATTCTGAACGGCGACCTTGCAGAAGAGGCAAAACGGCAGCAGGAAGGTCATGCAGAACAAGATCCAAGAGAAAGCCTTATTCGGGAGTTTGTGGAAAGAAGGGTTCCAATTGACTGGAATAAAAAAGATATGAGCGCCAGAAGTCTTTATTGGTCCGGAGAGTTTGGGAATTCTCCTGTTGAAACGGAAGAAAGAGATCGCGTTTGTGCAGCTGAAATATGGGTGGAGTGTTTTAACGATAAAGTCCATCGTATGAGGCGGTCAGATACAATGGCGATTAATGATGTACTTGAAAACATTGAGGGATGGGAAAAACAGAAAAACCCTTCAAGATACGGACCATATGGGAAGGTGAAAGGCGGATATATAAGAAAAAAATAGAACGGATGTGCGTCTACTTTGTCCCTTAAAAATGTCTACTTTGCCCCTATTATGTCTACTTTGTAAAAAAATGATTTGTCTACCTTGTCTACTTTGAAATTGGACAAAGTAGACACCAAAGTAGACAGGAAAACCGTTGGTATAACAGCGTTTATTATACAATGTCTACTTTGTCTACCTTTATCTATATAAAGTATATAAATAGGTAGTATAGAGGATTTATGCGAATTACGTATATACCTAAATAGCCTAATTATGAACTATACGTGTATGCGAGAGAGAAAGTAGTCAGTAGTTTTGAGAGGATGGTTTGAGCATGAGAGAAAAAGATATCGAAGAATACCTAAGAAAAAAAGTTAAAGCTGCAGGAGGTAAAGCTTATAAATTTGAGTCTCCTGGAAACGATGGTGTGCCAGACAGAATAGTTATTTTCCCAGGAAACAATATTTATTTCATAGAGTTAAAAGCGCCAGGTAAAAAACCAAGACCTTTACAAATTAAGCAAATGCGAGATTTAAAGAATTTTAATTGCAGCGTAAGCGTAATGGACAGTAAAGAGCAGGTAGATAAATTTATAGAATTTATAAACAGAACAGTGTATGGCTTAGAAGAGAGCGATGGAGAATGAAGTTCGTCCCGCACAGCTATCAAAGATATAACATCAATCGAATATTAGCTTCTCCCAATTTAGCCCTGTGGCTTGATATGGGATTAGGAAAAACTGTAATCACGTTAACAGCAATAAACGATTTGAAATATAACCGGTTTGCAGTCAATAAGGTTCTTATCATCGCACCGAAGAAGGTTGCACAAGGAACCTGGACCAACGAAGCTAAGAAGTGGGATCATTTAAACCTATTACGGTTTTCCATCGTGCTAGGTACTCAAGCAAAGCGAATCAAGGCTTTAAATACGCCTGCAGACATTTACATTATCAATCGTGAAAACGTAGTTTGGTTGGTTGATTATTATCGGAATTCATGGCCATTCGATATGGTGGTCATCGATGAATCTAGTAGCTTTAAAAACCATCAGGCAAAACGATTTAAAGCGTTAAAAGGGATTCGGCCACATATCAAAAGACAGATTCAGTTGACTGGAACCCCTTCACCAAATGGGCTAATTGATATATGGTCGCAGATTTATTTATTAGATGGCGGCCAACGATTAGGGAAAACGATCGGAGGATTCCGAGAAAGGTATTTTGAACCGGATCAACGTAATCGAGAAAGAGTATTTACCTATGCACCAAAGGATGGGGCAGATGAAAAGATACGGAGCTTGATTGGGGATATCGTTGTCAGCATGAAAGCGGAAGACTATATCGAGCTTCCGCCGGTTACTTACAATACGATTCCCGTTGTCCTAGATGATAAAGCCAAAAAATCATATGAAAAGCTAGAACGTGAAATGCTTCTTGAAATAGATGAATCAACCATTAATGCGGGTTCGGCGGCAGTGTTAGGGAATAAGCTTCTGCAGTTAGGGAACGGTGCCGTATACGACGAAGACAGAAATGTAGTGGAGATACACAATAACAAGATTGAGGCTTTCCAAGAACTTGTTGAAGCATTAAACGGATCCCCTGCATTAGTCTTTTATAATTTCCAGCATGATAAGATTCGAATTCAGAAAGCTTTATCCAAGACAAATTTAAGAGTGAGAGAGCTTAAAACAGCCCAGGACGAGAATGATTGGAACAATAAAGAAATTGATATCTTACTAGCGCATCCGGCCTCAGCAGGATATGGATTGAACTTACAACAAGGTGGAAATCATGTTATCTGGTTCGGGTTAACCTGGAACTTAGAATTGTATCAGCAAGCAAACGCAAGGCTGCATCGTCAAGGACAGAAAGAAAAAGTATTTATCCATAAGTTGGCCGTCGCAGGAAGCATGGATGATAAGGTTGCAGATGCGTTAGAAGATAAGGCAACAACACAAGAGGATTTAATGCAAGCCCTTAAAGCAAGAATTGAGAAAGTGAAAGAGGAGGGTTAATTACATGACAACAGCAATCAAACCAACTAAGATCACATTTAAAAAAACAGAAGCCGAATGGTACAACTATCACCACACATTGAAAGAAATTGCTAGATTACGTGAAGAAATTACGAATCCATTTGACGAGGAAATTAATGACCCAACAATCGTGAAAGGTGCCAATTCTGTTCGCCAGCCGGGTGATCCGACAGGAAGAATGGCCACACGTTTAAACACAAGCAAGCAATTGAATTATCTAACAGAGATTGTGGGAGCTATCGAGCAAGTATATAACGCTTTGCCTGATAACTATAAAAGCCTAGTGCGAGTAAGATATTGGAATAAAACAAAAAAGCAAACATGGGTGGGCATATCGGGAGACTTAAAAGTGAGCGAAAGACAAGCAATGAGGTGGAGAAACGAAATTATTCAGGCTACTATCGAAGTGTTAGGGTGGAGATAATTTAAAATGTCACTATAATGTCAGTTTTGACCTCCAAAAATGGGTTATTATGGTAGTATGGATATGTAATACCACAAGATACTTGCCAGTTTCGTCGTGGAAAGCGAACTGGCTTTTTTTATATTATTAATTGCAATTGGCAAACAATTCCATCATACTAAGGTTAAAAAGGACTGATGGAGATGGCAGAGGAAACAATACTAGAATTTGAGACTTATATGTTTGGTCTGAAAGGCAACAAAGAAGGGTTTCTAAAAATACCTACGGAACATTATGAACTAACAAACGAGCGATTGAAGATTAATAAACAAGGCGTACTTTCTAAAACATTGAAAGATATTGAGCTTTATAAAATAAAAGATATTCAAGTAACCCAGAAATTGAAAGATAAAGTTTTGGGTGTTGGGGATATCGAAATAGTCGATGCAGATAACAATAAAACTAATTTGAACCGGATTAAGGAACCACACGAGATCAGGGAGAAAATAAGAAGCGCTGCTAAAGCTGCAAGAGAAGCCGAGGGAGTTTCATATAGAGTTGACTTATAAGAGCCTAGAACGGGCTCTTTTTTAATTTTACAAAATGCGATTAGCGTGAAAGTTGGTGGTAGATGAAATGGCTAGAGGAAAGTACCAGCAATGGTTGACTGAGGAAGGATTAACAAAATTAGAAGGTTGGGCAAGAGACGGTTTAACTGATGAGCAGATAGCTTCGAATATGGGAATTAGCCGTTCGACACTGAACGAATGGAAAAAGAAATATTCGGTCATATCGGACACCTTAAAGCGAGGTAAAGAGGTTGTTGATCGCCAAGTGGAAAACGCCCTACTTAAACGTGCATTAGGCTATGAATACACGGAAAAGAAGTATGAACAGGTTAAAATGTCCCAGGAAGAATATTATGCAAGGCAGCAAGTTTCTGTTAATCGCTTCAAGCTAGAAAATCCTGAAGCAACTTTAGAAGATATAAGAGTTGCTGAATTAAGTGTTTCACCGTATAAAAGTGTGCTTGTTGAGGAAAAGACAAAAGAAGTTTCCCCAGACACTACAGCACAAATTTTCTGGTTGAAGAATCGTAAGCCTACCGATTGGCGTGACAAGAAAGAAACTGAGCTATCAGGCAGCATGAATGTCAATAACCCATACGAAGGCCTAACAACAGAAGAATTGAGAAAAATAGCAAGAAGTGAGAAGCATGAATAAGGTCCAGCTAGGTGCAAAAATTGAATTAGCAAAACGTGATTTCTTTGAATACTGCCATTTAAAGTCTCCGGACTTTTATAAATACAAACGTGAATTTTTAATTGAGCTTGCAGATACTTTGCAGGCTTTTTCTAATTCAGATGATGATGTTCTAATCATCAATGTTCCGCCAAGGCATGGGAAGTCAAGAACGGCAGGTAACTTTGTAGAATGGCTGCTAGGTAATAACTCTAAATTAAAAATCATGACAGGATCATATAATGAAACACTGTCCACTACTTTTTCTAAATCGGTCCGTAACTCGATTATGGAAATAAAGGCAGATGAAAGTAAAGCAGTTTACAGTGATATTTTCCCTGGTGTAAAAATACAACATGGTGATGGTGCTATGAATCTATGGAGTTTAGAAGGACAGCACCAGAACTATCTAGCTACCTCACCCACAGGGACTGCTACAGGATTCGGTGCTGATTATATTATCATCGATGACTTAATTAAAAATGCCCTGGAAGCAAATAATGCTAATGTTCTTACTGGCCATTGGGAGTGGTTTACAAATACGATGCTTTCTCGTTTGGAATCTGGTGGGAAGATTATCTTAATCATGACTAGGTGGCATTCAAATGATCTAGCAGGAAAGGCTCTAGCTGAATTACCTAAGATTGGGTATGAAGTTAAGCATGTTAACATGAAAGCCCTACAGGATGACGGAACAATGCTTTCAGAGGAGATATTAAGCAGAGAAGAATATGAGCGTAAAACGAAAACAATGGGCGCTGATACCGCAGCTGCTAACTATCAGCAGGATCCGATTGATATCAGAGGTAAATTATACTCCGATTTCAAGGAATACAAGATAAATGATAAACCGACGTTTAAACGAATTGGATCGTATACAGATACTGCAGACCAAGGATCTGATTATTTGTCTTCGTACATTTATGGTGAAACATTCGACGATGATGCTTATGTCTTAGATGTTATTTATACCAAAGATGGTATGGAAATCACTGAGCCACTACTTGCTGAAAAGCTTTATGAGAATGAGGTTAACATTGCTCATATTGAATCGAATAATGGTGGTCGTGGTTATGCAAGAAGTGTGGAACGTATTCTGAAAGAAAAATATAAGTCTAATAAAACTAAAGTACATTGGTTCCATCAAAGTAAAAATAAACAGGCTCGCATACTTTCTAATGCCACTTGGGTAATGGACCACGTTTATTTCCCTGAGGGTTGGCGCAACAAATGGCCCGATTTATATACTGCGTTAACCACATATCAAAAAGAAGGTAAAAATGCCAATGACGATGCGCAGGATGCTATCACAGGTATTGGCGAAAAAATGGGGTCATCCATTCAAATCAAAACATTTAAAGGAGGGTTGTAGATGGTTTTCACTTTTCCACGAGAAGAAGAAATTACACCGGAAGTAGTAAACGACTTTATAAAACTTCACCAGGCAGAAGTGCCGCGATATAAAAGGCTTAAAAATCAATATGAGAGTAAAGCGCCTATTTTAGATCAAGAAGCTAAAGCTGAATATAAACCCGATAACCGTTTAGTGGTCAATTATGCCAAATACATAGTTGATACGTTTAACGGTTATTTTATTGGGATTCCTATCAAGGTAAGTCACGATGATTCAAAAGTTGATGAGCAAGTCGATACTTTTTTAAAAATAAATGACATGGATGATAACCAAGCGGAATTGTCTAAGATTTGTTCAATTTATGGGCACGGCTTTGAATTCCTGTACCAGAACGAAGAATCAGAAACGTGCTGCACTTATAATGATCCATTGGATATGTTTATCGTCTACGATGATACAATCGCACAGGAGCCTTTATTTGCGGTTAGGTATCAAAAGACAGATGATGGGATAAAAGGACAACTGTTTACAACATCTGAAGAAAAAGTTATTGCAGAAGGAAAAGACGGATTAATATTATCCGATGAAAAAACACACTTTTATGGCAACGTGCCGATTATCGAATACATCGAGAATGAAGAAAGACAATCTATCTTCGAATCTGTAGAATCATTAATCAATGCATTTAATAAAGCTATATCAGAAAAAGCGAATGACGTTGACTACTTTGCGGATGCTTATATGAAATTGCTGGGGATGGAATTAGACGAAGATGGAATGCGAAATATTAGAGATCATCGCATTATTAACTTATTTGGCAGCGAAGAAGTTTCAAAGTTGGTTGTAGAATTCATGGAAAAACCAAACGGTGATGCCAGCCAAGAGCATTTATTGGACCGTATAGAGCGACTAATTTATCAGATAAGTATGGTTGCAAATATTAACGATGAATCATTCGGAAATGCATCTGGAGTGTCGCTAGAATTTAAGCTGCAGCCAATGAAAAACCTCTCATCCATGAAAGAAAGAAAATTTACTAGCGGGATGAATAGACGCTTCAAAATGGTGTTTAATCTACCTACTAATATCGAAACTAGCAAGAAAGATGAATGGCGAAATCTTGTTTATAAGTTCACTCGAAACATCCCTAGAAATATATCGGATGAAGCTGACGTAGCCTCATCGTTAGCGGGAGTTGTTTCAAAGGAAACGCAGCTATCAGTCTTGTCTGTAGTGGATAATGTCAAAGATGAAATTAAGCGTATCGAGGAAGAAAAGCCTAAAGCTTACCCTACTAATCCTAGTGGGGATTTTTTAATAGAAGATAAAGTTGAGATAGGCAGTACTGGGCAAGCACCGCCAGAAGAAATCAAGGCTTTAAATGGTGCCCAAATAACCTCTGTGTTGTCTGTCTTAGAAAAGGTAAAACTAGGAGATATAACAAGGGAACAAGCCATCGCCATTATAGTTGACGGACTTAAATTGGATTCGGAAGTTGTACGTAAGATTGTAGGAGGTTGAAGTTGATGAAGTATCGTAAAAAGCCAGTTGTTATTGAAGCCTTTAAATTCTATGTTGATCCAATGCCCGATTGGTTTATGGATAAGGTTTCAGCAAATGAAGTTATCCTTATGAATTGTAATTATGATAGATACTCTATTGAAGAAGCATATTGCAAGATTGAAACGTTAGAAGGAACGATGGTTGGGAATGGTGGCGACTACATTATAAAAGGTGTTCAAGGCGAGATATATCCTTGTAAGCCAGGTATCTTCGAAAAAACTTATGAAGGAGCTGGGGATAATGGAGAATAATACTTATAGAGATGTGCTTAATGAGAGTGTAAAACAGCTTAGAGAAGCAGTACACGAATTTCTGAAAGCTGCTGAGGAAGTTTGGCAGGAAATCAAAGATTTTTTTGAATCTCATGATTTTGTTGAAACTCCAAAAGTTAAATACCACGTTCCTGTGAAAGTTTCAATGCAAGATCAAGTTCTCAATCGTAAACCTTTAATGGCGGTCGCTAGGAGTAGGTGTTAATGGCTAAAAGTAAATCCTACTGGGAAAAACGAATGGAACAGCTTTATACTTCCCAAGATAAACTGAATATCAATTTTGATAAGAAAATGCGTAAAGAATACCACCGTCTAGAAACTAATATCCAGAAGGAAATTGCCAGTTATTATAGCAGGTTTGGTAAAGATGATGTAATTCAATATCGTCAACTGGTACAGTCTTTATCTTCAAGCGAACGTGATCTTCTTTATAAAGATTATGAAGAATTTGCTCGTAGGAATCCGCAGTATATGCAGCTAATGCCTATTAGAGAATCTATTTATCAGTTAAATAGATTAGAAGGATTGCACTTATCCATTAGGATGCAGATGGTAGAGTTAGGAGCCTTTGAACAGGAAGGCTTTGACAAGTTGCTAAAGGAAGCATACGAAAGAGGATATCTATCATCAATGAAGGGGCTAGACAATGCTTCTTCATTTTTTAGTGTGAACAATATAGCCATGCAGCAAACATTAAATGAAAAATGGATAAACAGTGGCAACTTTTCAGACCGCATTTGGACCAATAAAGAAAAGCTGTTGAATACATTGAACAATGAAATACGTGACGGAATTATCCGAGGAGATACGTATCAGAAGATGGCCAGAACTATTGCCCACCGAATGGATGTCGGTGGAAATGAATCATTAAGGCTTATCGTAACAGAAAGCGCCTTTGTATTGAATCAAGCTAATAAACAGGCTTTTATGGATGCCTTGATTGAAAAGTACACGATCACAGCAGTAATGGATAGTAAGACAAGCCCTACATGCAGGCACTTGGATGGTGAAACATTTGAGTTTAAGGATGCTAAAGTAGGAGTGAATTACCCTCCATTTCATTCTTGGTGTAGAACTACCGTGGTTCCAGAAGAAAATGAATAGAGGTGACTGTTTTGAAATATAAAGAATTACAAATCATTAAGCACTCATTACAGCATTATATGAATAGACCAAATGCAACTGATAAAGAAATCGAGGAAGAAAGACGTTTATTGGAAAAAGTCACAGATAAAGTTGATGAATTGAAAGAAAAATATGAAATTAAATAAATGGAGGTGATCCAATATCTCCTAGTTACCAGGTGCGGTAACCAATTGTAAATCGTGAAGGTGGTGAGGATATGAGTTTAACTAAAGGGCAATTAATCGAGCAATTCGATAAAGCAAGAGAAGAAAATGCTCCATTTGTTTTTGTTGGCATTGAAGCAGAGGGAGTACAGGAAACTATTTGCATCCCACAACGTTCATTTGACGAAAAACAAGCATTTTATGAGCGTAGCTACACAGATGATTTAGTTCACGTTATGAATAAAAATGTGTTTATCAGAGGGTTGGCTCGAGGCGACTCTAAACAACTGGATATTATCGGTTAATTTTGCACTAAGCGGTCAATTGTTAGGTGCTTTTATTATGCTTTTTTATTATGTCCAAACCGTGTCTGATGACTTAAAAAGCTGCATGAGTAAACAGCCCACCAAGGCTATAAAGAGTGAAGGAGAATGATTATGGAACTTAAAAATAATAGATTTTTACCTTTAAACTTACAATTCTTTGCCGATCCAGACCCAGAGCCAACACCAGATCCGGAACCTATTCCCGATCCAGAGCCAACACCGGACCCAGAGCCTATTCCTGATCCAGAGCCATCAAAAGAGAAAACATACTCTCAAGAAGAGATGGAAGAAATCATCAAACAAAGAGTGGCCCGTGAAAAAAAGGCAGCAGAGAAAGCAGTTCAAGAAGCTGAGAAGCTAGCAAAAATGAACGAAGAGCAGAAAAGACAATATGAGTTTGAAAAGCTTCAAAAAGAATTAGAAGATTATAAGAAAAAAGACGCCTATAACACGATGTCCAAAGAAGCGTCTAAAATGCTAGTTGAACACGAGATTGTTGCAGATGAAAAGGTACTGTCATTCGTTGTTAAAGAAACAGCAGACGAAACGAAAGATATGGTTAACGCTTTTGTTGATCTAATCAAGGAAAAGGTGCAAGACGGCGTTAAAAAAGCATTAGCAGGCACATCGCCTAAAAAGAACAATACTACACCTGGAACAGCTACTTCAAAAGAAGAAATCATGAAAGAAAAAGATTCAATCAAGCGTCAAAAATTAATACAGGAGAACATTCACTTGTTCAAATAATAGGAGGAAAATAAATTATGGCAGCAGAACAAAATTTAACAGTTACAGGCGATCTAGCAATCGTACAATCAATCGACTTTGTGGAACGTTTCCAATCAAACTTATCGAAATTAGTAGAAGCATTGGGTGTTACTCGTAAAATGCCAGTTGCAAACGGGATGACGATTAAAACGTACACTTCGCAAGTGACAATGGCTACTGAAGATGAAGTGGGTGAAGGGGAAACAATTCCACTTTCTAAAGTTAAAACTGTACCTGGTCCATCAATCGAGCTATCATTCAAGAAATTCCGTAAAGCTGCATCGGTTGAATCCATTCAAAAACACGGATACGATCAAGCGATTATCGAGACTGACGACAAACTTTTAAAAGAAATCCAAAAGGGTATTCGTACTAGCTTCTTCGGTTTTTTAACAACTGGTACTGGAACTGCTTCAGCAACTACTTTACAAGAGGCGTTTGCGCAGGCATGGGGTAAAATTCAAGTTCTATTTGAAGATGATGCTGCACAAACTGTTGCGTTCGTTAACCCAATGGATATTGCTACCCATTTATCAAAAGCAGAACTTTCAACTCAAACTGCATTCGGTTTGCAATACGTTCAAAACTTCGCTGGTGTCGATTTAATAATTATTAACTCATCTGTACCACAAGGAACAGTATACGCTACAGCACCAGAAAACATCGTATTAGCATACGTACAAATCACAGGTGGAGAAATCAACAAGGCATTTGATTTTACAACTGACCAAACTGGATATATCGGTGTTACTCACGATATTCAAAAACAAAACTTAACAGCTGAAACTGTAGCTTTATCAGGTGTTAAATTATTTGCTGAACGCCTTGATGGAGTTGTTAAAGTAACGATTGCACCAGGAGTTTAATAAAAAATCGGGAGGTACTAAGAAATGGAATACGTAGTAATTGAAAACTTTATTGATTTAGAAGATAAAAATCGTCTTTACGAGGCAAAGCATCCTTACCCTCGTGAAGGCTTTACACCTACGAAAAAACGCTTTGAAGCTTTATCCACTAGCGATAATAAAAAAGGTAGACCCTTTATTAAAGCAGTAGAATCAGAAGATCCGGAAGATGAATTTCCTAAACACACAGGGGGAGGGTATTACGAACTTTCCAATGGTGAAAGGGTGCAGGGAAAAGATGCAGCTATTGAGGCGGAGAACGAACTGAAAAGTGGTGAATAACCATGGCTATAGAGACCAGGGTTAAAATTCGTAAGCCTGAAATCAAACAAGAATTATTAACAGAGTTAGTCAAAACCGCGACGGATCGAATCAATCTGAGGTTAGGGTTAACGATCCTACCCCCTGAATTAGAATCTGTTGCGGTTGAGGTTGTTTGTGCGATGTTCAATAAGTCCTATCATGAGGGCATCAAGTCGGAGAATGTGGACACGTTTAGCGTTTCCTTTGTGGATGATATTCTTAAAGAATATGAAGCAGACTTTACTAGATATTTAGAAATGAAAAACAAGCAGGATAATGCTAATAGAGGGGTGCTGAGATTCTTATGAGATTTCAGCCCCTCTTTTTATTTGAAAATCAAAAAACAGGCGAAGATGAGCTAGGGAATGAAATCAATCAGCTTGTACAATTCAAAGAATCTGATGGTCGCTTCTCCAGTTGGACAAGCGAAGAAATAGCCTTAGATGTGCGAAATGTTACGGTGAACAATCGTAAAATCATTACGCGCGAATCTAAGGCTAATTTATTGCTTGCTAACAAAGTTAAGTTTGATGGTAAGTATCACTCCATTTCGGATATTAAAGGCGACGATTATGACCGTTGGCGCGTCCTAGTCGTTAATCGATACGGGACTGAGAAAGCATGAAGATAACTTGGAAGGGCGTTGACCGTCTCCAAAAGAAGTTGATTCAAAAAAGTGCGACTGATTTTAGAGCCGTTGAAGAAAAGAACATTCGCGATATTTACACACGATCTCAAAAAGCAGGCGGAACTCCTGTTGGCGATTATACAGGCGGTGGACAACTTAGAAAGTCAGCTCAATATCGTAGTGATGAAATGGGTTATCTAGCTGAATATGGTCCTCATGTTGAGTATGGCCATCGAACAATCAATGGCGGGTATGTGCCGGGTCAATATTATCTAAAGCGTAATGTTGATACCCAGCGCCCGATTTATAAGCAAGATTTAAAAGATAAATTGAAAGAGTGATAGCTTATGATGCAGAAATTAAGCTTTACCGATGTATTGGCTTCCGTCATAAAAAAAGTACAAGCTAATACAGGTTTACGTTGCTATGATAGCGTACGGAAAGATGCACCAATGCCATATTACCACGCTGAGTTTTTAGGATCCATTCCAGAGAAAAGTAAGACTATGGAAAAAGATAGATATCAAGTTGTCATCCACGTTTTTACTGAAGGAGACGGATCAACAAAGGTATTTGAAGCTATCCACAAGTTAGAAGAAGCTTTGACAGAAGAAATTGAGCTACCAGGAGATTATGAGGTTACGCTTCAAGTGCCGAATGGAGTGTCTCAAATTCTTGATGAAGCTGACGAAACGAAGCATGCCGTTATTGGTTATGATTTCGTTGTTTTCTCGGGTTACAAAATGAAAATTTAAGGAGGAATATAAATGTCTACAGAATTACACACAGAACTGACAGGAAAGCTACAGAAAGCTATTGCTGGTAAAGATATCTTACTATCATTGTGGGATACAACCGGCAGTACATTACTAGCCGTTGCAGGTCAACAAGGTCTTACAATCAACCGTGATAAAGATACCATTGAAGTTACATCAAAAGATACTGAGGGCGGTTGGAAAGAATTTTTAGGTGGTCTTAAAGAGTGGTCAATCGATAATGATGGCGTTTATGTACGTGAACATGAATCTCATAAGCTATTAAAAACGCTTTATGAGGGAGATGATCCAGTATTAATTAAAGTAACCAATCAGAAAACGAAAACCGATATGTTCGGCGGACTTGCTATTTTAACAAGTTATCCAATCGAAGCACCTTATGATGATGCAGTAACATACACAATTGCATTACAAGGTACAGGCGCATTTGTAGATTTAGAAGATGAAGCAACACCACCAGCAGTCTAAAAATAGAATTGGAGAGTGAATTAAATGTTTGAAGTAAATGGAGTATCTTACACACTAAAATATAATCAAAAGAAATTAGAGACAATTGAAACAGTAGCCAAAACAAGCGTACTAGGAGAGATTTCAAAAGGGAACGGCTTCTTACCTTACAACGTATTGAAATACTTGTTCTCGCTAGCTCTAATCGAAGAAAACACTAATTCAGTTGTAAAGCAGAAAGAAGCTGCTGAAATGTTTGAAAAGATTATTGAAGAAAATGGATTGGCAACGGTGAATACAGTTATCGTTGAAAAATTACAAGAAGATTTGGGTTTTTTGTTCCGCTAGAACTGATCGAAAGTGACCTACCTAACGATTACGACCCAACACCTCATGATATTAGAATAGCGGAATTAGCTATGGACTTTTCTTACGAAAGGGACTTGGCTTTTTTTGTTGTTCAAATTGGCATTAGTAGAAGCGAATTCGATCTATTAACCGAAAAAGAAAAGTTATTCATTCGAAAAGAACATGAAAATAAATTCATTTCAGATACAACTTGGTTACGTAACGCTGTTCATAATGCGGAATTGAATGCCAATCGCAAAAAATCTAAGAAGTTTATTGACCTGTTTCCTAAGAAGCAAAAGGCTGATAAAGAATACAACAAAAATTCCATTAAGAACATCTTGGCTATGGAAGAAGAAAAAGGTAAAGGTTGGGTTGCTTTAATTTATAAGGCGAATGGAATGCCAACTCCTAAGAAGGGAGGTTAATGGATGGCAGATTATACATTAAGTGCAAAAATAACCGGTGATGCATCCGGTTTTACGAAAGCCTTTGGTGCTGCAGAGGAGAAATTGAAAGGCTTATCAGACAAGGTAAAAGGCATTGGAAAGAATATCAGTGGATTCGGAAGCTCATTAAGCAGTGTTGGTGATAAATTAACAAGTGGTATAACTACACCGGCAGTTGCTGCAGCTAGTGCACTAACTGGAATAACGCTTGTAAAAGGTTTTAATCGTTTAACTGGAATTGATAATGCACAGGCAAAATTAAAAGGTTTAGGCCACGATGCAAAAAGTGTAGAAGAAATCATGAATTCTGCATTGGAATCCGTTAAAGGTACATCATTTGGAATGGATGAAGCAGCGACAACAGCAGCAAGTGCGGTGGCAGCAGGAATTAAACCAGGAAAAGATTTAACAAGGTATCTGTCACTAACAGGAGACGCAGCAGCAATTGCGGGTTCATCCATGGCTGAAATGGGTTCTATTATTAACCAAGTACAGACTTCCCAAGTAGCGTACACAGATAATCTTAACCAACTAGCCGATAGGGGTATACCAATTTATCAATGGTTAGCAGATGAAGCAGGAGTTGCTGCATCTGAAGTAAAAGATATGGCTTCTGATGGTAAGATCTCTTCTGAAATGTTCTTAGCAGCAATCGAGAAGAATATAGGCGGTGCTGCTAAAACAATGGGTGAATCCTCATTTACTGCAGCAATTTCTAATATTGGAGCTTCCATATCACGAATAGGAGCGAACTTTTTAGATGCTGGAGGTGAAGCAGGTGGATTCTTTTCTACTGTTAAGCCATTGCTTACCGATTTCAATAATTCATTAGGGGTTGTGGAAGAAAAAGCAGCAGAATTAGGTGTGAAGTTTGGTCAGGCCTTTAATGACTTCCTAGATAAAGCAAGTGAATTGAAATCGAAGTTTGATGGTTTATCGCCGTCTATGCAAGGCATTATTTTAAAGACGGCTGCAATTGGCACAGCTATTGCAGTAGGGATTGGTCCGGCGTTAAAAATTATAGGTACTTTGACAACCGGATTCGGTGGTTTAGTATCAATTTTAGGATTTTTATTAAGTCCTATTGGATTGATAATGACTGCTATTGTTGGTTTAGCTGCTATATTTGGTTATCAAATGGCTACCAATGAAGAATTTAGGAGTAGTTTTATAACAACCTTTGAAAATATACGTGAAAAAGTCACTTCTATTGTAGATACTGTTATTTCGAAAGTACAGAGTATATGGTCAACAATACAGCCAGTGCTTTCGACAGTGGCTAGTACATTAAGTACAGCATTTTCAAATGCAGTCCCGGTCATTCAGTCAGCATTCAGTAATCTGGGACCTCAGGTTGTAACGGTATTTCAAACGATTTGGAGTATTATCCAATCAGTAATTCCAGTAATAACAACATTTGTAACTAGCATTGTTGAGGGTTTTAATGCAGCAGGTGGAGCTGGAAGTGAATTTGGTTTGCAACTATTAAATATTTTTATAGGGCTTAATCCAATTATAAAAGGTGCTATCCTGTTGTTCCAAAACTTCGGACCACAAATAATAGCAGCGTTTCAACAAATAGCGACAATGCTTATTCCCATAGTTACGACTATTGGTACAGCAATCGGTCAAATAGCGAGTGCGGTCATACCAATATTTATGAGTGTATTGGCTTCCTTAATTCCAATAGTAACGCAAGTAGGAACTATGCTCATGACGACACTAGGAACGATAATTCCAATTATCACTAATTTGTTTAACAACCTAGTGCCTATTATTATGATGGTAGTGCAACAGATAGCGCAGATCCTTGCGGTAGTCATTCCATTAGTTGCAAACCTTATAGGGGCTTTAATACCGGCTATATCTATGCTGATTCAAGGAATAATGAATATCGTAACTGCAGTAGCGCCAGCGTTTATTGCAATCATTCAAGCAATTGGTGCAGCAATTCAACTAATACTACCGATTATCAGTAGTATTCTGCAAACAGTGATCCATGTAATAACGAATATTATTTCAGTAGTAACGCCTATAATTGGCTTTATTGTCGGAGTTATTTCTACCATCATAGGTATAATTGCACCAATCGTAACATTTATTGCTGGAGTAATGACAAGCATATTTGCTTTGATACGCCCTATCGTTACGGTTGTAACTGGTGTATTTGATACCGTAACTCAGGTTATATCAAGTGTTTGGCAGGGCGTAATGCGCTTCACAGGTCAGGTATTCACATCGATAGGAACGGTAATAAGTGGGCTATCTGGAGTAGTGAGCGGCGTTTTCAATGCTATCAGTGGAACAGTCTCACGGGTAATGAATGGAGTGTCTAGCACTATAACTGGAGTATTTTCAGCGATTCAAGGTGCTTGGTCTGGATTAACCGGCTTTGTCGATGGTGTATTTGGAGGTATATCTACATCCGTTCAGAAATTAGTGGGACAAGTAAAAGGCTTTGTTAATGGTGTAATCGGTGGCGTAAATAGTGCAATCGGTATTATTAATAAAATCCCAGGGGTTAGCATCGGAAAAATCCCTATGTTAGCAAGAGGTACTGACAACTTTGGCGGTGGATTTGCTCGAATTAACGAAGGCGGTCGCGGTGAGCTTGTTATGATGCCTAGTGGTGCGCAAGTTATTCCTCATGATGTATCGATGAAATATGCTAGAGAATCAGCGAAAGCAGCCGGAACGAGAGAAACAAGACCAAGTGGAGAGAATATGGCATCTTCATTAAGAAACGCACTAGAAGGTTTAATTATCGATAACCGTATCTCAATCGGTGAAAAAGAATTTATTCAAGCAACAGGTAAACCTATGATGCGTTATATCGATAGTCAAACAAAAGACGCAGGACGTAGAGGGGGGCATAGAAGGTAATGCTTAGTATTGATGGTGTGCATATTACAAACGATTTAGGATTAAAACTATTACCAGATTCAAGCGAGCCTATGCTCCCCGAAACGAGAGATAGCTCAATAGTAATACCTGGAATGCATGGACAACATAGTTTTCAATCATACTTGGGGGCAAGAGTATTGACTCCAAGTATATTGATTCCTACACAAGCTATGTATCATGAAGTGCAGCGCATTGTACGTAATGTTTCCAAGTTGATTCTTGATGATTGGGGACGGCCAAAAGAAGTTGAACTAATTTATGATTATGAACCGGATATGTTTTATCGAGCAAAGTATAGCGGTAACATTGACGTTAATAGGATTTATAAACTTGGGATGTTTCCTATTCCGTTTGTTGCAGATAAACCTTGGGCAATCGCAACCGTTGAAAATCACGAAATCAATTGGGGTAGCGATAAAATAACTTTTAAAGCTCCCTATTCGTTTAGAACAGTAGCAATCAATGACGAGTTAATAACATCGCCAAAAACACTAGAAACTTATATAAATGGCTATGCTTTAAGACCAACAATAATAATAAGTGGTTCCGGTAATAACGTGACTTTCCGAGCAAATGGGAAGTCTTTTTCTTTGAAGAATTTTAGCAATTCATCATTTGTTATAAATGGTGAGAATTACACAATCCTTAAAAATGGTGCAAATGGATACGGAGAAAAGGTTGGTAAGAACTTCTTAGAACTGTTACCAGGGATGAATCAAGTACAGATAACAGGAGACAGCATGAACTTTAACTTAGCGATTATCGTTCGAGATCAATACATGTAGAAAAGGATGGTGGTGATTTTGGTACTAGAAAAGATAGATATTGAAGGTGGAGAAGATTTAGCTTCTGGAGCAGTTAAAATTAATAAAGCGATTGATGCATCGGATAAAGCACAGGGTGATGCATCTAACGCTCTCTCAAAATCAAGTGAAGCGATACAAACTGCAACAAAAACCTCAGAAGACATGCAAGCCATTATTAGGGAACAAACACAGAATGGTGATCTTGCTCCAGAGGTCGCACAAGCAAGAGATGGGTATGCAACTTTAGGGGATAATCTGAATTCAATACATCAGAATTTGGCACAAATGGCATCATTATCTTATGTCGATGCTATTTTAGCTAGTTTAGGAAATGGAGCGCCCAAAGAGGCGTTTTTTTCTTTACCT